ACAGGAAGCTTCTAAGGAGCAATAATGGCAAAGCTAAAAATCACAAGGGCTAACGGCGAAGTATCTGAACATAAGATCACGCCGGGGGTTGAGTACGCTTTCGAGGTTAAGTATGGCGCCGGGATCTCAAAGGTTCTGCGCGAGCATGAAAGGCAGTCGGAGATTTTTTGGCTTGCTTGGGAATGCTTGCGTAGAGCCAATGTTACTGTTCCAAGTTTTGGCTTGGACTTCATTGAGACTCTGGAAACCGTAGAAGTATTGGATGAAGCAAAAAACTAATCCGGCGCGACAGTTTCACTTATACAATCGCTGCACTTAGCGTAGAAACTGGGATTGCGCCGCAAGAGTTTATTGATATGGAACCTGACATGATGCGAGCCATCATCCAGGTACTGCAAGACAGAGCTAAGGAGATTAAAAATGCCAGTAAACGTAACAGGCGTTAAACAACTCCAAAAGGCACTGCGCGAGGTTGATCCAACCTTAAATATAACCATGCGTAAATATATTAAAAATCAGATGATACCTGTGCGAAATAAAGCACAAGGGTACCTTCCCAAAAATGAGGAAGTATTATCTGGCTGGACAAAACTGGCAGGCATTATTGGCCCAATGAAGTACAGGTCATTCCCTAAGTACGATGAATCAGTTGCTAGAAAAGGAATTGTTTATCGCGAGGGAAAGAACACTCGAAACAATAGAGGTTTCTCGGCTATATTTTATGTTGCTAACATAACTGCGCCCGGAGCAATATATGAAACCGCAGGCCGTAAACACCCAAGCGGAGACCCTAAATCACAGAGTTTAAATCCCGGTGCAGGTAAACAATTTATCGATGGCGCTGGTGGTCAAATGAACATGAAGGGCTTCGGCAAGCAAAGAGGTCGAGTTATTTATCGTGCCTGGGCCGAGGAGAATGGCCGCGTAGTTCCAGCCGTTGTAAAGGCAATAGATTACACAGCTACAAAGTTTAACAAAGAAACCGAACTTATGAAGGCGGCATAATGGCCAATCTAGTCGTATCGGCAGTCTCAACATTTGACAACAAGGGTCTTAAAAAAGCCTCTAAAGAAATATCAGCCTTTGATAAAGGCATTAAAAGTTTAGGTAAAACATTTGCAGGCGTATTCGCCGCAACCGCAATATTAAATTACAGTAAAAAGGCAGTCGATGCATTTAGCAAAGACCAAGCAGCGGCAAAGGCCCTGGAAACCCAATTAAAAAACACCGGCTACGCATTCTCTGCTCCAGATGTTGAATACTACATAGCCAGCCTTCAAAAGGCCACTGGCGTATTAGACGATCACTTAAGGCCAGCATTCCAGTCTTTGCTTACAGCTAGTGGGTCATTAACCCAAAGCCAGAAGGCCCTAGCAATTGCCTTAGATGTATCGGCCGCAACTGGTCGAAGTGTCGAAGAGGTCAGCACGGCCATAGCCAAGGGATTCTCCGGTCAAACTACAGCCCTAGGTAGATTAGGCGCCGGATTAAGTAAAGCCACCCTAGCAAGCGGTGATATGAATAAAATACTAGATGAACTAGGTGGAAAGTTTTCAGGCCAGGCCCAAGCACGGCTTACTACCTATGCTGGCAAAATGGATATATTAAAAGTATCCGCCGCAAATGCAAGCGAAACAATAGGCAAGGGATTATTAGACTCTTTAAGCATGTTAGGCAAAGACCAGAATATAACGGTACTTGGATCAGCGTTGGAAAAGTTAGCCACAACCATTGCAAATGTAGTTGTAGGTCTTGGCGCAATACTAGGCAAGGTAGTTAGTATTGGAGAAGCAATATTTTCTAAATTACACTTAGATAAAGTAATTGGATTTCTATACAACAACTCTTTAATAGGTTTATTGTCTAAATTTGGTGCCAGTCAAACAGACAAGCAATCATCTAACTTCACTTATGGCCTAGGCGCTAATGCCGGAGTTGAACTAGCCAAAATACAAGAATTAAAAGCTCGTAAGTCTTTGGTAACTCAACTAAAGGCCGAAGCCGATTTAAAGAAACTTCAAGATAAGTACAATATAGAACGCATAGGATTAATGGCCGCTCTTAACTTTGCTACCGATGAGGAAACTAAAACAAGACTTGCGGAGAAGTTAGCAATTCTAGACGGTAATGCCGCTAAGGCTGGCGAGTATTTAGCTGCTAAAAATGCCGATCAAGCCTTGGTTGAACTGGCTACCTCCACAGATGATGCAAAGAAAGCTTTAGATAAATTAAAAGACTGGGATCCTTTAAGTGGATTAAAACCAACACCTAAAGATTTGGCGTACTTAAACTCTCCTCCCGCCGGTGGCGGTGGTGGTGCCAGCAGTAATCAAACCCCTATTTATCCACCAGCAACTACCCCGTACGATCCACTTTCAAGTTTAACGGTATCTCCTGCCGATATAGCATCCATAGCAAGTTACAATCCACTATCTGGTATGGCTTCAACTAGGCAAGACATTTATAACGTGTATAACAACATTGAAGGATCTATTCTTTCACAGCAAGAATTAGACGTTATATTCCAAAACTCACTACTACAATTAAAGCGCAATGGCGCAAGTTTGAACTACGCTGGTGCTTGATGGCAATACCAACCCTTAATGCAATAATTAACTTTAGTACCGGGCCTTCTTTTGCCCAGGCAATGATTATTGATCAGGGCATTTTAGGCACAAACGTTTTAGCGGATTCAGCAGCTGTTATTGTAGATGTATCAAATCAAATCGATCGGATTGAAACTCGCAGAGGCCGCAACGCTTCTGCCGATCAATTCCAGCCCGGTACTCTTACTTTAAGGATTGTTGACCAGTCGGGCGACTTCAATCCCCAGAACGTAAACGGACCTTATTACAATCTTTTAACTCCAATGCGCAAGGTTCAAATTACCGCAACCTATGCAGGAACAACTTATCCAATATTTTCTGGATTCATTACAAGTTATAACACAGCCACACCAAAGAATGTTGGCGAAGTAGTTTATACAACCATAACTGCTATTGACGCCTTTAGATTATTACAGATGGCCCAAGTTACAACAGTTACCGGTGCTGTAGCTGGTGAAACCACCGGCTCTAGGATTAACAAGATTCTTGACACTATTTCATGGCCATCCTCTATGAGAGATATTGATACGGGTCAAACAACAGTTCAGGCAGATCCGGGTACAAATAGATCATCTTTGGTTGCCTGTCAAACGGTAGAAACTACCGAGTACGGCGCCTTTTATGCAGACGCTTATGGCAGCCTGGTATTTCAAGATCGCAAGTTTACATCCTCATCCGTCAATGCCCCAGCCGTAGTATTTAACGACAATGGAACGGGTATTTCATACTTTAACGCTTTGTGGTTATTAAACGATACCCAAATCTACAATCAAGCCAACATAACGGCCACTGGCCTGGCCTCACAAAATGCTTTTAATATAGCCTCAATAGCCAAATACTTTGCCCATACCTATACCCAGAATGATCTTTTAATGCAGACAACATCCGAAGCCTTAAATTACGCCTTGGCTTATGTCGCAAGCCGCGCAGAAACCACGGTTAGATGCGATGCCATAACGCTCGATCTTTATGCAAACAATTACTCAGCCGGCATTGTGGCTGCCCTTAATCTTGACTACTTTGACCCGGTAACAATTACCACTACCCAACCGGGAAATTCAGCGTTAACTAAAACTTTGCAGGTATTTGGTGTGCAACACTCAATATCGGTAAACTCATGGAAGACGACATTTACGACCCTGGAGCCTATAATAGATTCGTTCATCATCGGATCTAGCCTGTATGGGGTTTTAGGAACCAACACACTCAGCTATTAAGGAGAAAATATATGGCAACAGGATTCCCAGCCGCGACTGGAGACGTTTTAACTAGTGGAATGTTTAATGGCCTTGTGGCATTTACCACAAACACACAAACAGGTACAACTTATACGGCTGTATCAACAGATCAATATCAAGTATTGGTAACAATGAACAACGCATCTGCCAATGCTTTTAAGATTCCTACTAATGCTTCTGTAGCATTCCCAACAGGCACCGCTATTACAGTATTAAATCTTGGTGCTGGTACTTGCACAATTAGCGCAGTAACTTCTGGTACAACTACAGTAGTAAGTGCTGGTGCTACTTCTGCTCAACCGACTGTTAGCACCTATAAATCTGCAGTTTGTTTGAAAACCGGCACAGATACTTGGGTAATTGTTGGGGCTATTGCATAAATGTTAAACATAATCGCAGGAATACAATCGGTAGCACCAGCAGTACCTAATGCACCGACTATTGGCACAGCAACACAAACAGGATCTACTACTGCAACAGTAACATTTACTGCTGCTGGTAGTGGCCCTGCTGCGAGTAACTTTTTTATTACTTCAACTCCTGCTGGTGGTAGTGGTTCAAGTGCTACATCTCCAATATCTGTTACAGGTTTAACTGCTTCTACTTCATATACTTTTACAGTTACAGCTAGTAACGCGGCAGGTAACTCATCTCCATCTGCTGCAAGTAATTCAATAACTACGGCTGCGGCTTCGCCGGTTGTCAATTTCCTTGTTGTTGCGGGTGGCGGCGGAGGAGGATCTAAAAATGGCGGCGGTGGTGGCGCAGGTGGATTAAGATCAAGCGTTGCTGCTACGGGTGGCGGTTTTAGTCCTGAAAGTTCTTTGACATTAGCATTATCAACTAATTACACACTAACTGTTGGAGCAGGCGGTGCTGGTTCAACGGCTGATGCAAGTAAAGGCACTATTGGTAACAATTCAGTTTTTAGTACTAAAACTTCTAACGGCGGTGGCGGCGGTGGATCTATTGGAGATTTAGCTGGGGCAAATGGCGGATCGGGCGGCGGTGGATCTGGGGAAAATAATGCAAATGCTGGTGGCACAGGCAGTAGCGCACAAGGTTATGAAGGCGGCACTTCATCTCAGGCAGGTAACAGATACAATTCAGGCGGTGGTGGTGGCGCAGGGGCGGTTGGTGCTTCACCATCAAATACAACTGCTAATGGTGGTGACGGGGGTGCTGGCGTATCAAATAATATAACTGGCACATCTTTATATTATGCGGGCGGCGGTGGTGGTGGAACATTAATTAATGCAAATAATTCAAATTCATTTACAGTAGGAACTGGGGGCAGTAGTATCGGCGGTAACGGCGGCGGCTCAGATGTTAATCAAGCAAATGTTACAAATGCAACTGCTGGCACAACAAATAGAGGCGGCGGTGGTGGTGGTGGTGCTAGATTTGCAAGTGGTGCTAATGCAGGTTCAGGTGTTGTCGTATTAAAATACCAAGACACATTAACCGCAACCTTTAGTGGCGGAGTTACACAATCAACAACATCAAGCGGCGGATATAAGATTTCAATAATAACCGCAGCTGGTGTATCTGACACAGTAAGTTGGGCATAATGGCACATTACGCATACTTAGAAAATAACATAGTAGTAAATGTAATAGTAGGTAAAGACGAAACCGAGTTAATAGATGGTTTAGATACTGAAACTTACTACGCGCAAGGTACGCCTTATGTAGTTAAGCGCACCAGTTATAACGGCAATATTAGATTTAATTATGCAGGTATTGGATATACCTATGATGAGGTAAGAGATGGTTTTATACCGCCTAAATGCCATGATGAGGCTGTACTTAATGACAAATGTTTATGGAATTGCACAAATACAGATCACGAGGTTAAGGTAAATTGAAACCGTGGTTATGCAAAGCGGGCGTACAGCTAAGGGAGCAGGTAAATGATTGGTTCCCGGATCGCCGTACTTCAAGTGATGGATGGTTGGGTGATTCTCGCCATGCCGCTAGATTATCGGATCACAATCCAGACAGCACCGGGTGTGTACGAGCCATTGATATTGATGCTGACTTGGGTACACAAAAAGGGCTCTCGCTGTATCTTGCTGACCAAATCAGAGATCATGCAGAAACCGATAAACGCATTTCTTACGTAATACACAAGGGCAAAATAGCAAGTCCAAAGGCCGGTTGGACCTGGCGCGATTACAAAGGCATAAATAGACACGATCACCACATACACGTTAGTTTTACAAAACTGGGCGATGCAGATGATACTTATTTCCAAATTCCACTTATAGGGGGAAAGATATGAATATGAAAAATCCTTACGTATTAACAGCTGGCGCATTTCTATCAGCTTGGGCAGCATCCAACTTTGCAGCAGATTATCGCGCCGTACTATGGGCGGTATTAGCTGGAGTGTTTGGCTATGCAACTCCTAAAAAATGAGTCCGGCGGACTGGGCATCCTTTGGGGCTGGCGTTATCGCCGTGCTATCAGGCGTGCTGATCGGCTTGCGTTTCCTAGTTAAAGGCTGGTTAAACGAATTAAGGCCCAACGGAGGATCCAGTATGAAGGATCAATTAACTAGACTAGAACAGCGTGTTGATGATCTGTTTATTCTAATTGGTAAGCAATAATTTCCCCATGGCTACCACACGCAAACGCAAGAAGGTCAATAGACGAGTGGTGCGCAAATCACCCGATCCATTATCTAAACTTGATGTCTTTATGATTACCAAACATGAGATTTACAAGGCTGCAAAGAAGGCTGGATTCAGT